TTATATTTGCGCATTGTCAAACTAAAATAGTGCGTTTATGAAAATGTTTTTTAGAAGCATCCAAAAATGGATGAGAGTGCGTAAAGTTCGTAGAGAACTTAAAAAAGATCAAGCTTTAAGAGAACGCTGCATTGGTTATGTCACAAAAGTGAATGGAACCAGTTCTTTCATTAATGTGGCTGATTATACATATAAATATATCAAAGAAGGAAAATTGCCTTAATAATTTTAAACTTCCTTGTTTGGTAAAAGCATGGGTAAGGAGAACTTTATTCTGCTTACAGATTCATTTTGTGCATCTTCATTAGAAGATACACCTACTCCTATAATGCTTGCAAACACACCAACTTTTGTATTGTTTCCTTTATTGTCAGATGTTGTCAATGACAGATTAAATTCAATATTTGTGATATAACAATGTTTTGACGCTATCTCTATGTAATTTGAATCCTGTTTCCCTATATCACCAATAGGATTAATGGTTAGTGGATATTTTGATGTTCCACCATTTAACTCTGTTACTGCATCTGCTATTTGAGTAACTGTGTCTTTTATAAATTCTTTTAGTTCCATATATAGTGTTTACTTCTAGTTTGTATCATTGTTTAAGAATCATATTTTATTTATAAAGCGTAATTTATTCCACTAATTCTTTTAAATGGGATTTTTCATGCCATTTTAAATACGTACGTCCTGATTTGGTTTCAATAGACTTTAAGTAAGGAGCAATTTTAGGAGATTGAATAGATTTTGTAGTATCATCTATTAGAGTTATTTTATGATTGATGCGGCTATTGATGGCATGTGCATCTACTGCATCATAATTCAAATTAGAACGTCCTAAACTTAATATGAAATTTGTATCATTAGAACCTGTAACGTAATTAATAAGCGTCATTCTATTATTTCGAAGAACAACAGCATTGAATTTAATTGCTAGTCCTTCATGTATAGAATAATTGGTTTTTAAGTGTTCCTTATCTACAAGGTTATGTATGAAATTTGTGGCATTCCTTTTAAATCTACCAATCTGTTCTTTTTCCTTTTTCTCTTCAAAAGAGATAAAAGATGCACTAACTACGGCGTTAATGAAACTGGACAAGTCGTATACTATATTTGGTACTAGCTCTGCTTTCTCTATTTTTTTGTAATAGTAATGATAGCCAGCATGTTCTAAAATATCTATTTCATAATCTTCTAAATAGTACTGAAATAGTTTGAAATAGTATATATCATCAGAATGAGCATCACATTCATACATACCACTGTCTATCCAACCACCATCAGTAACAATAAAATCATCTCCTCTTCGAGTTAAAAAGACGGAAACAAAAATATTACTTGTTGTTGCTATCGGTGTTATGATCTCAAAAGTATTTCCATGTTTCTTTATTTTCCATAAAGAATTGTAGGATTTGATGATATATTCAATAAGTTTTTCCATCTCTTAAAAATTTATTCCTTCAAGTGGGTCTTTGTCTTCTCTTTCGAAAGGAAGATAGCCTTCTCGAAATACTTGTATTTCAGGTAATTCATGCTCATCATTAGTGTAGATTACACTTTCTTGGCAAAAGTAAGGAAAGCCAAAGTCAATGTCAAATAAATGTTCAGCTTGTTTGGGATTATTCAATAAGTCTGTTTTATAGGCTAAAAAATATCCATTATCATCATATTTGTGAAAATGGGGAGTTGTAACACTTTGCTTGGCTAAAGGTATAAACGGAACTTCGTTTTTATGAGTACCTCCACCACTATCGTAGCGGATAACGACTCCTTTTTTGAATTTATCCGAAACTATCTGGAAAGAACAATCTGTTTTATCTCCATTTCGTACTTCACAAGTCATAAATGTATTTCCAAAGTGAAACTCTGAATGAAGATGCTTTTTAGTATAAAGAGATGTGCCATGATTTCCTTTAGGTTCAGAAACAATGATTGGCGCATTAATTCTCTTTTCTGCATTAATGAAAGTTTTATAGTCGTCTATAATTTTTAAAAGCTCTCTATCTTGTTTTATTTTTGCCATATTTGAATTAAGTTATAGTGTTAGCTAATAGGCTCTACTGTTTCAATTTGGTGCATACTTAAAATGTTGTTCTGAATACTATAATATGATATATTCTTTTCATGGCATATCCAATATTTCTTTTCTCCTGCAACAGTTCTAAGCTTATATTTCATTATTGTTTTTAGAATCAGTTTCATCACTTTCTTTTTTGCTTTCTAGTACTTCATTAATAAGTTCTTTGATTTTAGTGTAATCTTTATCATCTAAATCTTCTTTATTAATAATTTCCTTGAAATCCTTATCAAATATATATTCATAATTTCCTATGTCTGGGCTACCTCCTTTAGTTTTACATCTAAATTTATGTGTTGCTTTCCAACCACAAAATTCTTTTTTTATAAAGTTAGCTCTGTCTTTTATACTGTCTGAATGTAATGTAACCATATTAGTACATGCTTTGGCTTTTTCCAGATTTTCATTGAATTTATTTTTAGCTTCATAATATCTAGAGTTACTATATGAAGAATAGCCATCACTCCAAATCTCCATGGTTTTTCGTGCGTCTTTCATTTCATCTAGATATTCATCTGCTTTTTCAATAGCTATTTTAATGAAATAGGCATGTCTTGTAATGATTGAATCTGTATATACAGATGTAAAAGCACTGTCTATATTGGTTTCAATAGGTTCATAGCTGGCAAAATCATATAGGACTTTAAACATGTCGTCCTTAATTAATTCATTAGCTTTTTCTTCTTTAGATTTGCATCCACTTAATAACATAGTAGCTGATACAACGATAAATAATAATGTTTTCATTAGTGTATATAAATTTTAGATTATCCAATATTTCTTTCATTCTTCAACATAGCCAGTTCACCTTTTAATTTTTGGTTTTCTTCCAAAAGACGTTGAGTGAGCATTGTCTTTTCGTTAATCTCATCTTGTAGATTGGCTATGGTATATACAATACTTTTCAATTTGTCCATTCCTGGTTCTGTTTCTTCTTTTTGAATGAGTATGTCACCTTTGCCTCGTAATAACCACTCTGCGGAAATGTCGTCAAATGACGTGAGTGCTTTCTCGATGAGTTCTGAATCTATTGTGCTTCTTCTTCCTGTTAAATAATTATTTAGAGTTGAATAATTGAATCCTATTGCTATCGCAAAGGCTCTTGGGGAATATCCTTTTGCTTCAATAATCATTTTAATTCGGTCTATTAACGTATCCATAAGCTTGCTTAAAAAGTTAAATATTGTCATATGGCGATATAAAAATGTTATTTCGATTTGCAATATCGTCAAATAGCAATATATTTGCATCATAAATCAATCAATCATACAAACATACAAAAATTGATTGATAAAACAAATGTGAAACTCTATAAATGTGACAGACATGAAACGATTTGATTTATCCGAAATAATGAGAAATGCTCATAGAACCTATAAGTATTCAGGCAAGAAGCAGGGAAAAACTTTTGGAGAGGTTCTGAAAGCTACTTGGAGACTTGCTAAACTTCAAGAAAATTTCTCACAGGAAGCCATGAAAGCAAGAACGGATAAATTCTTATCAGAAAGAAACGAGGTAATGAACAAAGCGGCTAAAGCTACAAGACATGAGGGATACAATAACCTCAGTATTCCCGCTTCTGCTTACTACAACTCAAATAGTACTCATTACGGTGCACATTATGTCGGAGATTAATCAATTTATACAATAATCATGGAAGAACAAAAGAAATCACGTGAGCAGATTCTTGAAGAACAAGTAGAGGAACTGAAGAAAGAGAATGAACAGCTAAGAAAAGAAAGAGCTATGTATGAGGATTGGTGGAGAAAAGTAGATGCTAAAAACTACGAATTGGCGGAGAGTGTCAAATCCATTTCTACAATAGCTAACTTGATTTGCACCGCTGCTAAATCATAACCCTCACTAAAGTCAAACCAAACCGTCGGTTATCCGGCACCCAGTCCGGTCTTTGAGCCTGCCCTTGAAGGGAGACTGGGAACAACAGAGAAGAGTTCTTTGACATATTGGTAAA